GGCGTAACAATGGCAGAGGGTGCCGTGTATAAAGAAGGAGAAGGTAGATGGATAAACCCACAATCGGAGACGATTCACTAAAAAATTTAACTCATTTATTTACAAGAATTGGTTGGGATAAAAAGTTAAGCGAACTAACTGAAGATGAGATAGTCGCAACGATATTGATTATGCAATTTTCAAAAAGGATAGATTCAGATGAACAATATACAAAAGACAGACTCGACAAATTACTTCTTGAGTATGTCTATGAAAAGCAAGACAACACAATCGATGAAGACGAAATACCTTTTTGAAGAAGTTATTGATGAAACTATTGTAAACAAAAACAGAAAAGAGCCTAGACGCAAGTATTTAGGTGCATCAATGTTGGGAGATAAATGTGCAAGAAAGATACAGTATATTTACACTGGTTGCGAACCTGATGAAGAAAAAAAGTTTAATGCTAGAACTTTAAGGGTATTTCAGTTTGGACATGAGATAGAAACAAGTATGGCTGGTTGGATTAGAAATGCAGGATTTGACATAAGAACTATGGATAGTAATGGCGAACAATTTGGATTTTCAATAGCAGATGATGAGATCAAAGGACACATAGATGGTGTAATTTGTTCTGGCCCCTTGAATGTAAGTTATCCAATGTTATGGGAATGTAAGTCTGCTAATGAGAAAAAGTTTAGAGATTTCAAGATGAAAGGTATAAAAGCTAATCATACTTATGAGGTTCAAGTTGCGTTATATCAAGCATATATGGATTTAACAGACAACCCTTGTTTGTTCACAGTCATTAACAAAAACACTAGCGAAATATTCTATGAGCTTGTTCCGTTTAATCAAGAATTAGCACAGTACGCTAGTGATAGAGCAGTTGATATATTAAGAGCGTCAAAGCAAAATGAAATGCTACCTAGAATAGCACAGAATAGGGACGTATTTGATTGTAAATGGTGTCAGTTTGCAGACACATGTTGGGAAGATGGTTGATGGTGACACAGAAGGTAGCAAGGTGCCACCATCAAGGGGGATGGTAATGAACATTATAAAGTTTGGCAATAGTAAAAGAACTATGGATGCAAAGGAATTAGTTGAACTAATTAGTGAAAAAGTTCCTGCAAATGTTCAAATTAATTTATTAAAAGATACTTATCCACAAGGGGTCGTTAGAGGAGATCAATTTACTATTGGCTCACTTGGTGGTGAAGCAGGTAAATCTTTAAAGATAGATATTAATCCTAAATCGCCATACTTTATGAAAGGTCAAGATTTTAATGGATCAGATGGTGTAGGAGGTATTGTTAAGATATTGATGGAAGGCAGAAATATGAAGTTGCCTGAAGTTAAAAAGTTTTTTGATGATTACCTTGGCGATGACGCACCAAGACCAGTTGAAAAGATAAGTTCTATTGTTGATCCAAACATACAACAAATAAATTTAAATACACCATATGATAGCGAACATAAATATCTTAATTCACAAGGTGAGTTACTATGTCTTGTTCGTAGGTATAACACTAAAGACAACGATGGCAATCCAGTTCTTGATGGACATGGTAAGCCAAAGAAAGAATTTAGACAGTTTACTGGTGGCAGTAATTATCCAAAAATGCCAGATGTTAGACCTTTGTACAATATACCGAACATTGTTGCATCAGATAAGATAATATGGGTAGAGGGCGAAAAGTGTGCAGATGCACTTAATGAGCTAGGTTATACTGCAACATGCACAATGGGTGGAGCAGGTATGCTCTCAAGAAAGTCTGCAAACTTATTTGACTTTTCTCCGTTGCATGAGAAAGAACTAATTATATGGCCAGACAATGACAATGCAGGTCGTAAACTTGCAGAACTTGTTCAAGAACTTGCATTAAACGCTGGTGTAAAGTCAGTGACAACGCTAACACCACCAAGAGGAAAACCAGAGAGATGGGATGTTGTTGATGCAGTTGCAGAGCAATTTAATATAAATGAGTTTCTTAACACTAATGTTAAGCAAGTCAAAAAAAATATTAACTTACTTGACGACAGTTTGTTAATAAACAGATTTGTTGGCGATGCACCAGTTCAAAAGTTTTTAATAGCAAACACATTGCCATTAGCCGTACCAATTATATTTTCTGCTGCAGGTGATAGCGGTAAAGGTATGATGACACTTGATCTAGCCATGAAAGTATCGAGTGGTCAACCAATGTCAGAATCATTTGGTGGTACAATAAGTGAGTTTGGTAATTCAATAATCTTTACTGCTGAAGATGATGAGGCAGAAATGCACAGAAGAATCGAAAGACTTGATATAGACAACCAAAGATCAAGCTACAAGCATGAACTGCGAATTGTGAGTCTGCCTAATGTTGGTGGTGTTTTTCCTATATTACAAGAAACACATGATGGTTATAGAACAAGTGATGAATTTGATAAACTTTACGAACAAATACTGCAAATGAAAGATTTAAAACTTATAGTTTTTGATCCATTAGCATCTTTTGTTCACGCAGATGTTAATGCAGATCCAGCGGCGGGTGCAGCACTAACTGGATTACTTGCACAGATAGCTACAGAAACTGGTGCGTCAGTTATTATGTGTCATCATATGACAAAGATTAAAGAAGATACAGTTGTTAGCACGCCTGAACAAGCAAGAAATATGATTAGAGGTACGTCAGCATTGGTTGATGGTGTTCGTTGTGCCTTTGCTTTATGGCAAGTAGATGAAGCAACTGGCAGAAGACGTTGCCAAGACTTAGGTATAGATTATCAAAGAAACAAATGTTTTGATGGTGCAGTAGTTAAATCTAACGGTCCAGCAAACAGAAATATTAGGCATTTTATTAGAGATGAGTTTAGTGGATTGTTGTTGGATAGAAGCGATGATATTTCAAGATTACATACTGGATCTAACAAAGAGATTAAGAAGACTGCACTGTTTAATTGGATAGCAGACTGTGAAAGAGAGGGTAGAGCCATGACACAACAGTCTGGTGCAGATGCTATTTTACAACGTATGTCTGCTGATACTGATGCACCAAACGTACTTAATAACTGCACACAAAGAATGATTGATGGTCTTGTAAGAGAGTTGATACAAGAGGGCAGAATCGCTAAGTATTCATTTAGCACAAGTGGTGGTCGTAAGTGGCTTGGCACAATAGATGGCGATATGAGTCGTGGTGAGTATGAGGCTACTACTGCGAGGGATAATGTATAAAATAGTAGATTTATTTAGTGGCATAGGTGGATTTAGTTATGCCGCCGAACAAATAGTAGGTGGATTTGAGACAATAGCTTTTGTTGAACAAGATGATTATTGTCAAAAAGTCTTGCGTAAACATTGGCACGATGTACCAATATATAGTGATATAAGGAGTTTTAATGCAAAAGAATACAAAGACGCAGACATCGTTGTTGGAGGATTCCCATGTCAACCCTGGTCGGTTGCAGGATCTCAAAGAGGCAGCGAAGATGACAGAGATCTCTGGCACGAAATGGTTAGGGTTATTGAAGACATACGGCCTAGATGGATCATTGGCGAAAATGTGTCAGGCTTTGTTACAATGCCAATGGGTCTCAGAAGAAGTCTCGTTGACTTGGAAAGTATCGGGTATAAAGCCATACCATATCTTATTCCAGCTGCAGCCGTCGATGCCAAACATAGACGAATGCGATGCTGGATTGTGGGCTACTCCGAACACGATGGATCATCTACCACCACGTTCAGAGGAGGGAACAACCAAGTTAATGGAGGGTCAACGCAAGGGCAGAACCAAACCAGCGAACTTGAGGGAGCAAGTAGACGAACAGACAATGAGTTTGTACAAACAGACATCTTCGACCTTATGGCCAACACCGACAACACAAGAGATAGAACACCCGCAAGCGGAATTAACAGCGAACAACAGACGCTTGAGCAAGGATGGGCAGACATCTCACAGTCTAAACCTAGCAGACAGCGTGATAATGTGGCCTACACCGACGACAAAGGGGTACGGACATGCGTCAATGGGTCAGACAATGATATTCAGAAAAAAAGTGGAAGCTGGGGAGATGACCGAACAACAAGCAGAACAGATGCTGGGAGTGACATTAAGACCACCAAGAATGGAGAAATGGGATTATCCGAAAAAGGAGATGTTCCCTACACCAACGGCAAGGGATTACAAGGACTCGGGAAGCATGGAGAATTGGAAAGAGAATCGTCAAAGAATGAGTCTTCCGAGGAAGGTATACAAGGGAGTAATGGAACAGACTACAGAAGAGAACCAGTCACCTGGAAGCCTGAACCCAACGTGGGTAGAGTGGCTAATGGGGTATCCAACAGGATACACCGACTTAGATGTTTAGGGAATAGTATCGTGCCACAGGTGGTGGCTCGGATATTTTATGCAATCAAGGAGGCAGAGAATGATGGAGAAATACGTTAGATGTGCTGATTGTGATAAATTTGTCCGTGATAAAAAAGAAACTTTGTGTAATAGATGCAAGAAGCGAAGATTATTGTTTAGAGAAAAAAAAGATATTTGTGTTGGATCGCAGTATTGTCCAGATGAACAACTCTTTGAAGATGACCCCCGTGCGTTAAAAGAAATAGAATATGGTAAAGTATACAAAACAAGTACTCATGTGTTTGGCAGAAGCATTTTAGATGATTTGGGTTGACATCAGTGCCTATTATCATTATATATGACATATAAAGATGGTGATCATCGATCACTCCTTTTGTTTTAAAAATGTTTGTTTAAAAAAGACCTAGCTAAAAACTGGGTCTTTTTTTTGTCTTGACATTGGCATTGATTTCCTATTATAACTATCTTATACTAGCAAAAAGGAGATTGATATGGGCGAGTATGAATGTTTAGATTGTAATGAAATGTTTTGGGCTGAAGAACCACCTTATCCACTTGACTTGTGTGATGAGTGTAAAGAAGAAAGAAGGGGGAGAGCTAATGACAGCGTATCAAAATAACTTTCTGATTGAATTTGAAGAGTATTTCGGTGCATTATTAACAGATGATGGACTAACAAACGATCAAGCCTTAGTCTTAGTTAAGAAACAATATGGCGAACACGGACATGAGCATGTTTGTGATCTAATTAAGAGGGAGGAGCAATATGAATACTAAATACTTAAAGCTTCATATTCATAAAACAACAATTCACAAAAAGCCAAGTGCTTTAGTAAGATACTATAGAAAGTTTGTTGAATGGTTAAAATGTTTTTAATGATTTGTGTTGTTTGGGTTGAAGGCTCAAGATACATGGGTGGTAAAACCAATTGTATGTGGCACATCAGCAAGGTTGAATATAGAAACCTTGAAGAGTGTAGGGCAGATATAAACAATAGCAAAAGACTGGTTTTAGGTCGGCTTAGAGATGAGTTCGGTGATAAGCCAGATGATTACAACGTACAAGCTAGTTGTCTTAAGGCTGCTTAATGTTGGTTATCATAGAATCGCCTTACAAAGGTAAGGTAAAAC